TCCATTTTTCGCTCAATTCAAGGTTTTGGCATGCTTGCCGTAATCTCATCAGTTCCGTGTTCGTTATCGCCTCTCCTGCCATTTTTCGTCCTCTCCTCATACAGTAAACACCCGCCACGATTCTCCCTTATGTTCGGGCAACCTATAATGTTCTTGCATCCTATACACTCGCTAATTTTCGCGTTTGAACCCCGCTCCATGCCGTCTCCCTCTCTTCATTCGTTCTATGCCGTCTCTTTGCGTTCGTATGGCCGTTATTCTGCGGTCTCTTTCCTGCTTGACGACTTCTTGTTCCTGCTTGTGTCGCAAACTCTCCTGTGCGTATACTTCACACTCAAAATGGCAATTCGTGCCGTCCTCTCTAACCCATTTCTTTTGGCATTTGTAACAGCAATTAACCAATTTACTTTGTCCTCCATGCTCTCACATTCTTAATTACATGTCTCGTTTTCGCCGTTCTCCATGTCCCGGCTTCATATACCGCGCTTGTAGCAATCCCGTCCGCCGTCATTGCATAAACCTCTCTTGCAACGGGTACGTCCTCATCAGCAGAAATCCACCCAAATTCCTCCTCGCACTCTCCGACGTCTATCTTCTCGAATCCCGGTCTCTTGTGCGCGAAATTCTGTTGCAATGTCCTGCGGTTAATCTTGGTCATTATCTCAAGTTCGTCCAACGTGTCCGCCACAGCTTCCGGCAAACCGTCTTTTGCCCGCTTAACATATAATGTCATTAGCAAACCTCCCGTACCTCAATCTCTGCTCCACACTTGGAGCAATGCCCCATGTGTACGATTCCTTTCCCTGTATATCCGCGTTCTTTGTAACTCATGTTGCACTCCGGGAGTAACCAACCACCACACAGGCAACATGTTCCCATCACAATGGTGCCTGCTCCCTTACTGATTACTTCCAACCACTTACCACGAATTCCTTCGGATTCGTAGCAATAATCCGTTTCAATCCCGCACGATTCCAACAGCCTCATTAGTTCTGCCATCTTTGTCCCGGAACCGCACGGGATTAAATCTCCAACTCTTAACTCATTCGTCGTTATCATCAATCTCAACCTTTACATACGGACAAAATCTTGTTTCATTCTTCGCATGTGACACCATTTGCCGAATCGAGGCTCCGGATATTCCACACATTTCGCCAAGTTCCTCCGTCGTTCTCGCAACAGCCAATGGTAACTCATACACATCATTAGTCACTTTTAGCCATAATTTTTCCATCAAATCGCCTTCTGCTCCTTCACCTTATCAAGTGCTTTTTTGATATTCCCATCTGTAGGAATTGGTTCCCCGTTCATCAAATAGGAAATGCAATTATTCATGCTCTCGTTACCTCTTGCGCACATGATAGGCATTCCGTCTACCATGAGAATCTGCCGGGGCTTGGTTGAGAGGCTTGGAACTCTAACTATGTTAATGTTCATTTTCCTCACTCTCTTCTTTCATAATTTTTAATTTTTTCTCAATCACGTCTACTCTGCACATATTCCCTTGACTTGCCTTTAAGCCAAAACAAAAATTATTCAATTTCTCAATCACCTCTGCCCTTATCTGCTTGTTGTGTTCATCTATCCATTCTCTCGGAACAACGTATAACTCCCCATTGTATTCAAATTCGAAATATTTATTTGGGTTCATTTTTCTCTCCTTTAACTTATTTAACTTAATAACCATTCTTGACTCTTCATGCCTAAATAAGTCACCAATCCGGCTAATGTTACAAATGCTAATACTCCCAACAATATGTCTTTAATCATTTTTCTTCCCCTTTAACTGTTCTGCTATTAACACAATCTCGTCCATTGCTTCTCTGCCGTCACATATGTCATAAGACAAATTTTGGTCTATCGCTAACACTAACTCATCAATCGCATCGGCTCTTATCTTTTCTTCGTACTCTGCCAACTGACGTTCGGCACACTTTAGACAACAAGCACCGCTGTTCCCTTCTTCTTCCGGCAAATCGCAATTATATGTCGGACAAGACCACGCATCGCAATTATCGTTAATTGCTTGTATTAGATTATCCCTTGTCATACTTCTGCTCCTTCATATCTACCATAACATCGTGCAGAACATCCCAAACATCCGCATAAGTCGGGTATCCATGCGTCTCGGCAAACTCGCGGAATTTGGTTATTGCCTTATCAACGTATTTATCAATCGCATCTGTTCTGCCTTGCTCATATGCTTTATGATTTTGCATATCCCAAAATTCTTTCTGCTCCTCAATCGCATCTGCCCTTCCAACCGACTTCCCTTCCTCGTAAGCATCATTGATGGTTCTGCTGATTTCCAATTGTAGTTCATCGACTTTTAATCGAATGGTCATTTCACTCATTCTTCCGCTCCCTCATCTTCCTTGAATTCGCCAAATGCTCCAAACACTTCCAAACATTCTTTGTAAGCATTCACTCCCATATTGCGGAAGTATCTCAATTCACTCTTGCTATGTGAAAGTACATCTGCAACTGTATTGCATCCGCCCCTCTTGAGGACATTGTATAATCGTACAGACGTTTCCATATCTCCTATATCTGCCTTCAGCGGATTCGACTTAATCTCTGCTATCTTTGCGGATTCAATCCTTGTGTCAATTGCCTTGCATAAGAATTCTTTCATCATCTGTAATTCAGCCTTGGTTGCTCCGCTTGGGAGAACCACCTTGCCGATTCTCCCGTTCAAATCAATTGTTATTGTGTAATCACTCATTTTTCTCACTCTCCTCTGCTAATTTTGCGTGCATCCAACCGCATACTCTATCGTTATAGTCATAAGTCCAAGAAGTGGCACCGTTCCCCCAAGCATAAACAAGCCCGTTCTCATATTTGGCGAAATAGCGTCTTACCCAATCATCCCTCTCGCCCTCTCTTACCAAAATCGGTGTATCAACAGCCACTTTTGTCCAATCAACTTCCTTTTCTTCTTCTTCACATGGTTTCAAAATGTTTTTTATTCCATTCTCATCAAACACCAAAGTATTCGCTCCTTTGGCTCTGTATAAGTTCGTTCCTTCAATAGGTTCTAATTCGATTATGTATTTACTCATTCTTCTTCTCCTTCTTCCAACCTGCTGTGTACTCTATCAGCCACACTCTACCATCCTCGAAGTGTACGTCATTGAATCTGTCGAATCTGTCTCGTTCCTCCTGTGTGAATGAATTAAAGTACTCCTCTTCTGTCCACTCGAATTTTGTGTACCCGTTGCCCACTTTAGTTAATTTCACTTTTTCGCCTCCTCGTAACCCGCTTTGCATGCCGGGTGCGAACCATATACTTGGTACCTTGAATGTCCCGTAATGCAATAACCGCGTCGTCCGCCTTGTGTTCCTGTTGCAACCACTTGGAAGTGTGAACAATTTCCACAATGGGAACCCTTGTACTCATGCCCCACGTCCATGTGTGTTACAATGTCTATGCAATGTCTTACAGCTTCATACGCCTCATCGCTCTCACCCTCACGGAATGGAGCCGTGAGCAATGCAAAATCGTTCAATCGCTTAACAAGTTCCGTTCTATCAATTAAATCAGCCATTTTTGTCTCTCCAATCTTGCCATGTAATGAACAAATACATAAAAATCATGGCAATCAACATAATCTTGAAAATCACAGTTCCCATACCTTTGTTATCACTTCCCTATCAATCAATTCTTGAATTGGAAACAAGTAACCCGTTGCGTTGTTGCCCATCTGTACCTCCGGGAGCGAACATTCCCTCGCATACTCCTTTAGCCTTTTGGTTGGCATGATTAACATACGTCCTCTTTGTCCGCCGTCCGGAATGATGTAATACATGATGTAGTCTGCTTTCGTTTTTTCGAGGCAACCAACATTCCCGCTTGTTGTCTTTTCATAAGCTAATCGGTTCGTGTGGATTGCAACCCTGTCTGCCTTTACTTCAACCCAACGTACTTGGCGTTTTGTGTCATAGACCATAAAATCTATGTCTGCATTCCGCATTCGCTCATCGTCTCTAACGTCGATTACTTCCCGTACCCACGGTTCATGAATCAGTAAGTCCCATGCGATACGTTCGCCCACGGCTCCGCATTTCAGCGATACAGCCATTTTTTCGTCGGTCATGGTAAATCCTCCACCTCCTCGATAAAACGCGCGTATGCGTCAAATACGGCCTCTGTGTAACCATTCTGTGTGTTCGGGTCGCCCGTGTTGTACTCTTGTAATGCTTTCCGCAGGTCTCCTCCGTTCTTGTCCATCAAATAGTCCATGACGTACACGCCCGTGATTGTCGCCTCTAACCCGTCGGACATATCCAACCCGTGTTCAACAGCCAACCAATCCCACCAACGTCGCCACACTTGCATCCCGCCGAACGCCTCACCGGAATCGCCAACCGCTTGTAGGTCGTACCTCGATTCCACATACATCATTGCGATGATTAACTCATAAGCTAACTCAACCTCATCACACGCGTCCTTGATTGCCATTTGTTCCTCGGCAGGAATCGGTACGTTGGAATAACCCGTCCATATCTCAACCACTTCGGTGAACGTTTCCGTCTCGAATTCTTCCGTTGTGGTTTCCTCTTCTGTTGTGGTCTCCTCAACCGTGGTTTCTTCCGCAACCGTCGTCTCCTCGAATGTATTCGCCGTATCGTCCGGTGCGCCATCCAAACAGTAATAGATGGTGGCGCACATCATAAGTGCGAACAACGTCGACCATAGCAGGACGTATGTCAATTCCTTTTTGTTTATCACGTCGTTCATACAATCACCCCGTTTCGGTACTTCTCCAACTCGGCGAATTGGGCTTGCTTGTCCTCCTTGGCCTTTTTCTGCCTTAAATCCACGTTCGGCATTTCCATCGGCACGGTCATGGAATAAATTCTGCTCGTCACTCTGTCCTCATAAGGCAATTCGTTAATTGCGTAATTCGACGTGAAGAACGTAACCCTCTTGTTTTGCATCCGTTCATCGCAGATTTGATAAAGTACGTCCGCTTGCCAATCAGCCCCGGAAACCTTCTGTCCTATGTCGTCGATGATTAACAACTCGCATGTAGTAAGTGTTTTCATTGGGTTGTCGCCGTACCTGTCCGCGTACTTGTCCGGATTCTTAATGACATCTAACAGCGAATAACTTGGAACATACTTCGTGACGCATCCGTGATACTCCATCAACGTGTTTGCCATAGCGCATGCCAACATTGTTTTGCCTGTTCCCTTTGTCCGGCTGTATAGATAGAACCCAATTCCCGTTTTCTTTGTGTTCTTGTAATCAGCCAACCACGAACGAACGTAATCTTTTCTCTTGGTCATATCCGTCCCGTATAACGTCCAATCGAAGTTATCAATTTTAACGTTCTCAAAGGCTGTTGGAATTCCTGCCCTTGTCTTAACCTCGGCCTCTCTCTTCTCAACGTACCCGGTACAGTACGGACACGGGACGGCGAACTCTGCGCCTTTGCCCGCTCCGTACAACCTTTCCGTTTCGGGTGTAACCTTCCACACCAACATAGTCCCCGAATAGCAATGGGGGCATTTAGAAGAAATTGTCGTCCCACTTTTCTCGTTGCTCATAATCTGTGTCTTTCCTCTCCTGCGGTTTCTTTTGTCGAACCGCTTCAATAACCCACTTACGAATAGCCAAATTGCAATCCGCATACTTCTTTGATTTCATTTGCATATACTCGTCGAGGTACTTAATCGCGTCGTCTCTTAACGCCTCTCCGTAATCTGTTCCCAACCGTTCAAATTCGGTTTCGGTCAATCTAACGTGCGAGTACTCGCCATATATATGTTTTATTTCTTTCTTTCTTTCCTTCTTTACTTCTTCTATTGTGGTTGATTGTTGGTTGATTGTTGGTTGATTGTTGGTTGATTGTTGGTTATTCTGTTGGTTGCTGTCTTGGTAGAAATCGTAATTATTTACCGTAATTACGGTGTATTTCGTGTGCCCTTTGATGGTTAACTCGTTGGTTGATTTTAGGTGTTCCAACGCCGTTCTTATTTCCTGTTCCGATAAACCCAACTCCGCAGACATAACTTTTCGCGATGTAACAAACGAACCTCTGTTAATTACCTTTCCTTCAAAAACCGCATCTTTCCAATTAGCCTTTATTAAGCAATGGAGAAACACGGCCTTTGTGTTTTGGTTTCTGTACCAGCCCCATTCAGCAATCTTCCGATTCAGCTTGATGTAATTTCCGTCGCACATGTCTCCCACTCCTCAATCGTCACCTCTGTTCTTGGGTTATCCTTGTCATAAAGAACAAGGCTCCCGTCCATTGACCGAACAATTCGGCTGTTGTCGTCCTCTAACACCCGGTACTTAACGAGGACGTCCAACAACGCTTCCTCCAAATTCACCAAATCAACTACTCTGTGTGTAGGCATATAGAACAACGCCTTGACATTCACAGGTCTATTGATAGCCTCAACCTTTGGCATATACATGAAACAGTTCTTCTCATATGCTCTGTATGCGTCACTCGGAATAACCATTGGTCGCTTCAACTTCTTGTTCCAAATAATCTTTTGGCTGTTCTTCTTTGTGATTGGGGACAATGGGATTACGATTACCACGGCAATCCCTCATCATCCACACCATCCGGGATATTCATGAATCCATCGGAACCCTGTGTGTTACTCTCGGAACCATCGGAACCCTTGTTGCCTTTGCTCTCGACGAATTCATGCTCACTAACAATCACGTCTGTGGTGTATACCTTCACGCCGTCCTTGTTCGTATATGAACCTGTGGATATGCTTCCGGTTACGCAAATCTTTGTTCCCTTGCGCAAATACTTCTCAGCAAACTCTGCGCTCTTACCGAATGCCTTACACGAAATGAAATCCGCCTGCGCTTCTGCGCTCTTTGTTCTTCTGTCAACCGCGAGTGAATAACTCGCAACGGTTGTCTCTGTTGCCTGTCTAATCTCCGGGTCTTTTGTCAATCGTCCGATTAAAATAACTTTGTTCATGTGAACCTCCTATAAATAATTTTTGTGGTAACGCGCGAACCATTCCTCACGCGTGTGTGCTTCTTCGTATGCTTCCTGTGCCTTGGCCTTCAATCTGTCACCAACCTCTGCGTTGTAGTGAACGCCTTGGTTCCCCAAATGGCACTCCCAACACAACAGGACGACCAACCCGTCCTCCGTGCTGTGCTTCCTGTTGCTCCCGTTCATAACGTGGTGAACCTGTAAATTCTGTCTGCTGTGACACATGAAGCATTGTTTCTCGTCGAAATCCTGCATTATGCTTGCCGGGTACTTAACCATTCATTACCTCCGTCAAATCAATGAAATAACGTCCGGATTCCACGTCATAATGCAAATCGTAATCACCTTGGTTGTGGAACAAATCCGTGTGTGATACTGTAAATACTGTCGCCTTTGGTTCTTGTGATAATTTCCATCCGAACTCGTTTTCAAAGAAATAAACGCGATTCCCTTCGCGGTTGAGCAAAACATAACCACTTTTGCTAATTTGCTTTTCAACCCCATTGCGGAACCTAATCCGCAAGCGCGGGAATATTTCTCCGGTTTTGCGTCTTAAATCGGAACGCATGATTCTTACGTCTGCATTGCTTCTTTTATAAATTGACTTCCATTCCGGTATGGATTCCAACCTTGCCTTTAATAGCTTCTCTTCCATAACTCGACTAACCTCTCAATCTCTTCCTGTGTTTTATGTTCAATCCCCAAAACCTCACAGTATTGAACCGCTCCATCAATCAGCCTTGCCATTTCACGGGAATCGTATGTGTGAGACCCTCGCATTAGCTGATATACATAACGTTCTCCGGATTCTGTAAAATCCATTCTGTCCAACCTAACGTGTGTGTCTGTCAGTTCTAACATTTGCTCCGGTGGAACTTCTGTTTCAATCTCTGCGATATGCTCACCAATGAACTCAAACTGTCCCCATTCGCCTATCAACTGATTCTTAACCCATGCGTTACTCCGTTCGATTTTCTCTGCAATCTTGCCAACAAGAACGTGGAAATAAGCATTTGCGTCCTTGCTTCGCTTTTCTGCCCATTTAGCGACTTTTATTCTGCATTCGTTCGCTTGTGCCAACTCGTCGTATTCCTGCCGTATATGGGCGAAATCGCGCGTCTCAATGGCAAGGATATATGTCCCGTCCGGCTGTGCCGTGCAATACTTGATTCTTCCCTTGAACTCCAACTAATTCACCCCAACTGACACGAGAAACTGTGCGAACTCTCTATACTGTGTCTCTGTCAAATCTTCCAATTTCGACACGTTGTACTTCTTGCAAATCGTGTTCATTGAAATCTTGTTAGCCTTCAACACTTCCTTGTCGGCTCCGTTCAATCTCTCTCTCAACGCCTCGGCCTTCAATGGAGCAATCTTCATGTCTCCGATTGAATCCACCTTTTCGCGTTCTGCGCCTTCCTGCGTCTTTGCCTTGCCATACGAAAACGCCTTGCCTGTGGTCTTATTCACAACGCGCAGGTAACTAATGCGGTTCTCGTCGTACTCAATGAATTCAACGTAGAATTTGTCAAAGCACTTGCCGTTCTCGATGTTCGCGTCGCTTGCCTTAAACCAAGTGAATGGTGCTGTATACAACTCTCTGCCAATGCCCCAAGCGAATCCGGCGCGCTTAAAACTGTCGCTTGCCTCGCCCTTCTCTGCCTCGGTGTTGGATTCTGTTCCGCAATCCCATTTCCAAATCCATTGGTTCTTGTCTGCGTCCCAAATGCCAATCCCGGCATACATGTTGCCCTTCAAGTCCTTGTGGTCTCTCTGCCAATTAAAGGCTCCAACCGTCTCATCAAGGACGTTCATGTCGCAACGTGCGTTCTTGTAGAGAAGTACCTGCACGCCCGTCTGCTTAACACTTGCAACTCGAACCTCAATCTCGTCTGCTCTCAATTTTCTAAAAACCATTGTGTCTCCTTTCCCTTTCCCTCTCGCTCCACTCGGATTCGTAATCCTCCGCCGTGCGTAACTCAACTTCTTCTATCTCGTTGTCGTGCTTCTCAACCAACGCTCTCTTGGCCTCGTCCTCGTCGCCGTATGTCTTTCCGTCAACGGTGAACGTCTCCAACCCTTCCTCGTCTGCGCCTTCCTCAATCTCGTCACCGTAAACGTCAGCAACGCCGTCAGCCAAGCAATCCGGGGAGCAAAAATAATCACCGTCGAATTTGAACTCCTTCTCTTCGGGATATTCCCCACACATGCAACATGAATGGCCTGTGTCACCGTGGAATCTTCTCATTAAAGAAAAAATGCTCATTCTCACGCCTCCAACAACTTCTCAACCACGTCAAGAAACACACTCAATTTGTTAAACTCTCCTTCTGCGTTACGGTGGGCGCGGTCTAAATCCTCTCGCGTTGCATAACCTGCGATGTAGTCGCGCGCCATCTGCTTCAATTCGTCTGTTGCTGTCTCAAAATCTTTCAGCAATGTTCTTTCCATACTCTTCACTTTCTTACCTCCAAATGTGGTTAAACGATATTTTCGAGTAAAATGCAATCCATCGGGACTTTTGCCAACTCGCTAATTTTCTTCAACTGTGAAGCTAATGGTTCTGTTTTGCCGGATTCCCATGAACAAACAGTTTGTGTCGTTACATGAAGGATTTCGGCCAATTCTCGCTGTGTAAGCCCCGCAGAAACTCGCGCACCTGCAATGGTGACGTAATAATTATTGCCCATTCCTTAACCTCCGTAATTATTTCGAGTATGGTTTAACCACACCCGATAGAACGATAATAATATGGTTTAACGATACTGTCAAGTGCAAAATTAAAAATAATTTGATTAAATTGTTTTATTTTTGGAAATGTGTTAAATTCTAATTGAGGAGGTGATTATTATGGCATACTCAAAACGTGGAGCAGACCAAGCAGAAAAAGACGTGTTTTCAAAGAACCTAACCCGATACATGGAAATGCGAGGTGTAACACAGGTGGATTTGTGTAATGCGTTAGATGTGAACAAGGCAACAATGAATGGTTGGTGCCGTGGCCGTTGCATGCCCGCCATTTCAAAAGTGCAGAAAATTGCAGATTACCTTCATATAGGTAAAACAGACTTACTTTATGAGGAAAATGAAATTGATGTTGTTGGTAACGCAATGTTCCGGTTGACGTTCGACGAGGAACTCGCGCGTTATGTACGCAGGATTTCGGACGCCACCCCGGAACAGAAGTCGAAGATTTACGAATTTGTTGATTTCGTACTCTCAAAATAATCCAATATCTTGTTTAGGTATACATATATTATTTTGAGAATGCGTTCATCACTAATGTGGTCAATCAATACTTTTATTTCTTCTTTCATACCCGTGTCCTCCTATCGAACATAGTACACACATATATGTCCAATATAGAGGACACATATCCGACACGGACATTCTATCACGAATGTGGAGGCCAATAATGAACCATAATTCACCGAAAATGGACGAATTGCATCAACGCGTCGCAAAAATTGCAGAAATGGAGCGAATCAAGTATGGATTCTGCATAAAGGAATGGTGTGCTTTGCTTGGAATCACACAATCGTCCTACAAGCGATTCTTGTCTATGGAATCCATGCACATAGAATTCGACAAGGTGGTTAGATTAGCGCAGATTACCGGATTGTCTATTGACGACATTGCAGGTCTGCGTGAGGATGTGGAAATAAGCGAAACAGAGCAAAGAAGAATTAAAGCGATTTACCATTATATCAAGAAATTGGAGGTGGAAGAAAATGGAGAAGCGCGGGAACAAGTTCCGCGTTCGGAAAACGATTGATGGAAAGACGTACACGTTGGTTTTCGATAAGAAACCAACAAAAACAGAATTAGCACTCGCGTTAGCAGAGGCTATGCGTGAGCCTCCGAAAATCGCCCGTACGGACACGTTTGAGATATACGCGAAGAAATACACGGATGTTAAGAAAAACGTGCTGTCCGTGTCAACTGTGCGCTCATACAATGGGATGCTCAAACACATACCGGAATGGTTCAAGGACATACCAATAAAGCAAATTAAAGCTGACGACATGCAACGGTTGGTCAATGAGTACTCCGTCGGGCGTTCTGCAAAATCAACGAAGAACATGGCGTCGTTTGTATCGTCTGTGTTCACAATGTTTCGCCCTAACTTTAGTGCAACACCTACACTCCCGGCGAAACAGCATTATGATTATTACATCCCAACAAACAGCGAGGTTAAACGAATCCTTGACGACGTTGCAGGAACACAATGGGAAGTACCTTTGCGGTTGGCCTGTTACGGAATGAGGCGCGGAGAAATATGCGCGTTAAAAGCAACAGACGTTAAGGGCTGTGAGGTTACTATTAACAAGGCCGTGGCACAGAACGAACAAGACAAATTTGAACTAAAGGGAACCAAGACATACGATTCAACGCGGACAATTTTTATTGACGAAGAATTAGCAGAACTGATACAGCAACAAGGTTATGTGTGCCGTTGCTACCCGAACTCAATCAACAGAGAATTGCAACGACGGCAACAAAAGTTAGGCATACCAAAATTTCGATTGCACGATTTACGTCACTTCTTCTGTACGGAACTATCCGGGAAAATATCGGAGGCAGACTTGATGTACTTGGGCGGATGGTCGTCCAACTATACAATGAATTCTGTGTACCGTCACAATCGCGCAGAGCGGGACAAAGAAAAAAGGTTAGAAGCCCAACGAATAATCGGTGAACTCCTAACCTAACTCACTCATAATAGTGTGCAACGTGTCATTTGCGGTGGTACTTGCGCACTATTATTTTGCCCAAAAAATTTGCCCAAAGGCCATTTTTCAAGCAGAAATGCCGTAAAATAAGGCATTCCGGGCGTGCAGACGGCGGGACTTGAACCCGCACCCAAGCAATATGGAAAACCTCGAAAAAGCCTTATTTTATGCGGGTTTGCGGGCATTTTTGGGTGGTATCATATAAGTTACAAAATTTGCACAAAAGGTACTTTTTGCCCAAAAATCTGCCCAAAATCCCGTATTTTTGCTTCTTATTATTATGCCTCAACCGGAATGTAATCTACGGTATAAGTAAAATCAACGTACAACGTCAGCACGGTTTCATAGCCAACCTTGTCCGGGATGCTGTTGGTGATTTCATAGTAACGGTTGTAATCTTCCGCGGTACACTCAACGCATGTTTTAGGTACGCGCTTACCTTTGCCGATGTACTGAATAACTCCGTTTGATTCTTTGTAGTAGTATTTCATATTCATTCACTCCCATTAAAAAATTATGTATTTGTATGTGCTTCCTTTTCCGAAAACCGTCGCTGTTGAAAATGGCGAACCAAGGTCAACAGTTAATAAGCCGTCGTCAAATTCAATCGGGCATCCCGTTGCTCTTGATACGGCAACGTTCGACCAACTCGAGAATATAGACGACCCGTAAAACAGCGCAGGGCCCGAACTACCACCCTCCGCGGAACAGGATGCGAGTGCCGTAACCCCATTCGCCCAATTGCTATCGGAGGTTCTAATAAATAAAGCACCGTGTACTTCTTCCAACTCTGTGTCTGTCTCGAAGATAGAAGTGTTGTTGATTGGAACAAATTCACCGATTTCAATTCCGCCCTTCTCCGACGGCGTAACGCCTCCGCCAATGTCGAGGATTTTGGCCTCCAAGTCCGGCACGGGAATGTTGCCTGTCTCTCCAAGCTGTTTGCGCACGGCATCAGCAATTCCCATCAACGTGTCGCTCTCAATAGTCCATAGTGCCATGGCTTATACCTCCTGTGTCTCTGCGCTTACCAACTTGCCAAGAACCACGTCAGCAATTGCGTTATAATCTTCTGCGGTGATGGTGTAGCTGTCTCCTGCCTCGCCCTTCAAATCTGCGGAACTTGTGCCGGATGCGCTTGTAACAACTAACCGTGTGCCTTCCCATCTGTGTGTGCATGGGATTCCGTCGTTTCCGTCCTTGTAATCAATGCCCTTAACAGGTGTCTTACCATCAGCCCCATTGCGAACAGTAAATGTGTCGCCACTACCATCGCTGTACTCAACGTCCAAATAATTGGTTCCGCCGGATTCTGTGGATGTTCTCTCCGTGATTGATGCAATGTACTTGCCTCCTTCTCCGCCTCCCTCTGCGTGTGCGTAGATGCCGTCTGCTCTTAACTCAATGATGTTTCCATCGTCCGCAGAAATGCTCACGCCTCCATGAACGATTTCGTCGAGTTTCTCAATAATCTGTGCGTATACAGATTCCGTTGGTGGCTCCGGTGTCTCTCCGGGAACGTATGCGGTTTGTTCCTGCTTAATCACAACAGAATTTGCCGTAATTAAATCGCCACAGAACACGGAAACCTCAAACTGTTCACATGCTAAAACTTCCCAAGGAATAACGCATGAATCGCCTGTGAGCAACATTTCATAATTACCGTTCTTGGATTTGAATAATGCGGTTTTGGTTCCAACCCACTCGCTTGTCTTGAACGCGAATCTTGCTGTTAAGTAATTCTGCGAACCCGATACAGGCTTATAATAATTCACACGGCTGATATACTGATTTTCAACTTCAAAAAGTAATTCCATTATTGCCTCCTACATTGCCCACCGCTCAAATTGAACGGTGGGGTTTTTATTGTTAATTAGCAGAAATGTACCATCTTTGCATTCCAACGAAATTATTTGTCGGAATATCGGATGCTGTTCCACCATTCACGGTTGATGAATAACCGAATCTAATCATGCCGTCCGTGATGTTCCATTGGAATCTGTAATTACCGAACGAAGTGTATATGATGTCATTTCCTGCCGGTTCAAACCCTGCCGGAATTGCGCACAAATCAACATAACTACTCGATGCTGGGATTGGTTTAGTAGTCGTGCCGTAAACACGCATGAACACGATTCTACCTTGTTTGTAAAATAAGAAGGTCAACCCATAATCGGTTGTTGCACTTGCGGTTTTGAAATTTCCGACAACGTCCCCGTAGAAAGTGTTAACACCACTCGCGGTTGACAGGATAATTGGCTTTGTGTTTGTTGTGTCATACAAGTACCAAGTGCCTTGGTCGTTGGCGAATCCTGCCCAAACGTTTCTCAATCTATCGAGCCATTGTAATGTTCTGTTTTTCTTTGATGTCGAGCCAATTGTCATGGCATCAACAGTTAGTCTACCCTCGATTGGCTGTGAGCCATTGGCGATGTTATCCACTCCATCGCAAGCCTGTTTTAATCCGTTCTCAATGTTGTTCATGGACGACGGGTTAATGTAACTGTCCGCGTTCCATGTTTTCTTGTTGTAGTTAATTGCCATTTTTTAACCTCCTAATACCATTCGCCGTAAATCGGGATTAAGCACCAACGCGTTGACACAGAATTGTTTTTGAACGAGAAACGTTTACCGCTTGTTGATGTAACGGAGCAATTCACAGCCCCCACTACTTCCTCGATTACTCCCGCAATCGTGTCGTCTGTGTTACAGAATAAGTACCAAACGCCCTTGTTTCCTTTTGCATTTCCACCGTTGCAAATCAGCTTCGCAATTCCTCGCGTGTCATTACATGTGACACTCTGCGTTACGCCGGATGAAAGCGAGTACTGTTTGATAAATGCAATCGGATTTCCTGCGATTGTGCCACCGAACGCCTTTATGTTGCCTCTTGTCTCCAATCCGCTCTCAAACATTCCGCTTCCGGACGTCTGCAAGTTTCCGCTCGTGAAACTCCATTCACCATTCGGTGCGCTGTCGTCTCCGTTGCCGAATGTAATTCCTGTCCCTCTAAAAGACGACAACTGTGTTGTTGTAGTCCCGGATGATTGCATTTTGCCGTAATACTCCGTTTTCAATCCCCAAGGGTAAACCTTTGCGCCAACATAACCATTCTTCTCATTTTCTCCGTATGTAACGTCAATATATGCCGTTGCTGTACTCGTTGACTTAATGGTAATGTTCCCACCCGTGATTGTCGCGTTGTTGGATGTAACGGTTCCGGAAATGTCCGCATTTGTCGCCGTTAGGTTTCCTGCCACATCAACCTTGAATTTTCCACCCAATGAAATTCCATTGGTGCCAAGATAGACGCCACTTGCTGTGCTATCCAACGAACCCTTGCCGTTGTAAATGCTCGACGCACCAATGATGAAATTTCCGATTTTACCACCACTAATGTTTGAATCACCAAAAACACGCAGGTTTTTTGCGAGTACAAGGCCATCGTTATATGCAACAAAACTACCTTTACCAAGTGCGATTCCATCTGTTCCAACGTATACACCATTGTTCGTTGTATCGTCACGGCTCGTCTTTCCGCTGTATATGCTTGACGGGCCAATGATGAACCCTCCAACGCGTCCGCCTGCAGAGGCGTTGATTATACCGCTTAAATTTGCGTTTGTTGCCTTTAGGTTTCCATATTCGTCGAGGCTGAAATTGTCCGCATCAATTGTCAAGCAATCACCCTCGAACGAAACGCTATTTTTGCCCGTGAACTTGATTTCGTCGGCTGTGCCTGTAAGCATGGAAATTACTTTCCCTGCATCGTTCTCCCCGATTTTGAGTTTAAGGCTTGCCTCAATGTCTGCCTCTTTGCCCTTCGCTCTTGTAACCTCTGCTGTCACGCTATCGCTTGTCTGCTTAATCTGTGACGTAAGTGTTTGAACGTTGCCTTTGGTTCCGTTCAAATCGGTTTGAATTTCTTCCGTTGTGGATGTGAGACCGTCCGTGGTTAACTCCAAATTATAGATTTTGGAAAGAATAACCGCTGTTTCCGTGTCTTGCACAACTTGCCACAAGAATTGACCGTCCTGCTTCATGAATCGGTAAGACATATCGGAATCTGTGTTGTAGCATAATGAACGCAGATGTTTTTGGAATTCTTCGTCGCTGTATGTGAACGCCGTCGTGTCCGTCGTACGAACTGTTCCGTCGCATCGCATTGTCGTCCAATCGTATGCCGGGTAATTTCTTAAATTTAACTCTTCGTCGCCGTCTGTATAGAAGATTTCGATTGACCCATCAATCTGCTTTTGTATTTGCTCAATCTGTACGTTCAGCCCTTCTTCCGTCAGCTTCAATTCCGTGGCTGTTGCGTAATCTTCCTCAATGGCCTCAACCTTTGCGCTGATTCCATCAACGTCCTTTTGGATTGACGTAATTTTGCTATTTGTGACGAACGTTTCTTTCGACGCGTCAATCGTTGTTTCGCTTCGCACTTCGTCGCCGTAACTCTCAATGGTCTGCTCCATCAGCATGATGCCGGATAAATTCGATGCCATGAGGTAAGTGCTAATCGTCTCGTTTGCGCCTTGAATTGTCACGATTTCGCCGTCTAATTCAATGAGCGGATTACTTATAGCCAACTCCGCAGAAAACGGCGTATAGGTCAAATTTGAGACGTTCTGATACAAAAGAAACGCGATATTCTGCAACGTGCTTGCGTCCTGCCCGAATGTGAACATGTTCCCTGTAATCACAAGCGCATTTTCACTTGCTTCTCCCGCAGGGTACTTGCCACCAACGTCGGATTCGTCGGACTTAATGACAACGCCATCAATAGGCTTAACCGTGTAGCCCTCGAACTTGTAACCGCTCATAACAGGAATCACAGAAATGCTCCGCGCAACGTTTTGCAGGTATACAATATCGAATTCGCCCTGTGCATTGATTACACCGAATCCGCCACACAACTCGCATATAGCGCGAATAACCGTGGTGAACGGTAATTCTGTCATGGAGAACGCCTTCTTAATAACCATGTCCTCAAATCTTAATGAACAGGTGCTTGCAACAGGAATGCCAACGTAATCCATAAGCCCATTGAAGAATGACAACAATGATGTGGATTCTCCGATGGTGTCATAATAAGACGCAACGTTCACGTCTCCGCAATAATAGAACTTGTCGTAAGCTGTGACGACTTGTGAATCTGCCGATTCTTCAATCTGCGAACTGTCGATTCTTCCCGAAAAAAGATTGATTGTATACGTCTCGTCGTCTGTGATGATTTCTTGGTACACTTCTATGTCTGTGTCCGTCGTGATTGTGTGTCCGAATAATCCTGCGGAGAACTCGGAGGCAATACAGCCCCCGAAATTCAACGTCCCATTATCCGCGCACAGATTCTTTTTCAAGGAAAGGGTACCGGATTCGATTCCGTCAACAATGTCCGCACGTTCATGGTTCGGAAAATGAATCACGGTTTTTCTTGCTGTTCCTTTTTCGATTTCTTCAAATAACCCCATGCGCCCTCCTAATATTCAACCAACGTTATCTCGAATGGGGCATACAAAATGTCATTCCCATTGATTCGCTTGATTGTGAACTCTATGTCCGTGCGGTAAAAATAACCTGTGCGGTAATCGTTCGCCTCGTCATTCCAATAGCGCAGGTGAATTTTGCGCTGTAATTTGTCAACCTCGTTATCGGTGAAGAACTTCTGCACAGCCTTTTTTGTAGCAAGCCCACATGCAGGAACAGAGAATGTGATTGAGGTTTTTGTGCCTGTCGCCGTAACTCTTGTTAAATTACGGCTGTAATCGTCACGTTTTGCCTTAATCTCTTCACGAACATTCGGCGTTGTCTTGTAAGATTCCAACACAATCCATTTGTTGTTCATGATTGTCTCTGCTTTGGTCTTGTCGTTGATTGCTTTAATCAAATAACCCTCAAATGCCATTCTTTGCCTCCTACGCCAAGCCTAAACGTTTGTTGTACTTCGTCTGCTCATTGCGAATCCAACGCATAATAGGTTCGGAATCCTTGTCCGTTAGGTACAGATTCACGTTACCAACACCGGATTCAACCAACGTTTCCAACAATGCTTGCTTGATTGTGTCTAATGGTGCCTCAACGTTCGTTCCGCTCTTTTGGTCTCCAAGCATGGCAAGGAACTTTTTATTTGGTGGGATAACCGCACCTGTCGCAAGCTGTGGAATCCTGTTAAACGACACCTTTGGGATGTTCACCCCAAACGTCTTTCCTGCCAAATCTCCGAAAATAGGCCAATCCGGCACGTCAATAGAGATTTTGTTGAATCCCCCGATGATAAAGTTAATCGCGCTTTCAAACGCAGAGACCATCGTGTTAAGGAATCCGATAATACCGTTAATAGGCGTTTTAAGGTTGGATTTAAGTGCCTCCGCCATAGACTTCCACTTGTCGCCGATGATAGTGAAAACGCCTGTCTCGCCGACCAACTTATTCTTTAATCCTGTGAACACGCCACGGATTCCGTCGCCAATCCCGGTGAAGAATGAAGTTATTCCGTCCCAAGCATTTTTTACGTTGGTTCCTGCGCTCTCGAATTTTTCTTTGAACCACTCGCCGATAGACGCGAAAACCTTCTTGATTCCCAACCAAACGTTACTGAAAAATGTCTTGACAGGCGTGAATACTTCCTTAATCTTGGAAACGGCACCCGCGAATTTTTCTTTGAAGAATGAGCCAACCTTTGAGAAGATTTTCTTTGTAGCCTCCCATGCTTGGCTGAACACGGATGTGAACGCGGTTCCGAATCCTTGGAAAGCCTGTCCCAATTCGCCCCATGCTCCGCCCATTTCTTTTCCTGCGTCCGTCCAAATCTTTGACAGTTCCTTGCCCATTCCGTCGAATCCCTTCAAGAAATCCTTGCCGAAATTGCCGTTCTTTCCGCCCGAAATGGCCGTTGTCAGCGCATTAACCAACGTCTTAATGATTCCTGTTAACAACTGTACGATTAACACAACCAATGACGCCAAGATGCTGTTTATAACAACAATGATTGTGCGGAGAATCTTCCCCCACGTCTCACCATCGGAGAAAATCTCACTAATGGAATTGATAATGCTGAAAATCAACTTGCCAATCTTTGAAACGATGGTCGGTAACTTCGTAGCGAGTTTTGTTATTAACGTTAATGCGCCCTTTAAGATGGAACTTACAAGTGTGCCAAAACTGTTACCTTTTTCGTCTCCCTCGAACAGCCCGCCTATTATGTCGATTATTGCAATAACTAAATCCACCAACGTCTCGCCAAGTGTGTCGAAATCCAAATTCTTGAAAACACCACACAATGCGGAAATCACGTCTTTGCCAATCTGCGCCCAATCTGTTGTTGTTACAAATCCCGATATTGCTGAAATAAGGTTATTGACGAATGATACAAGTGTTTCGCCCATTCCCTCAAAATCGAAATTGGTCAAGAACTCATTTAATTTTGTTGCGAGTGCTTCGCCAATCGCGCTGAAATCGCCGTTCTTGATTGAATCCACAAGGTTGTCCAAGAATGAATCTCCTGTAACCTCAACCTCCTCAAACATGCTTGACGGGTCGCTCTGTTGCTTATCAATGACGTTTAATTTGTCATAGCCTCCAAGCTGTGAATTCGCGTCGCTGATGGATTCTGCGTAATCCTCGTAATAATTCGTGTTCGCCTTTATATACTTGCCCTGTCCGGCTAATTTCGCCGTAAACATGCCAATGTAATTGATGCCCTCTGTGAGTTTGTTTATTACCTGCGTGATAATCGGGGCGATGTAATTGAGAATCGGAGCAAAAGCACTTGTAAGCGCGTTTTTCATGTTTAGCATTGACGACTTGATGCTCGAAATGCTCTTGTTCGTCTGCTTATCAAATTGCGCTAAATTGCCCAAGCCTTCCTTGATTGCACTACGCACTTTGCCAATAATGGCTGTTACGCTGACGGCACTTAATACAAATGCGCCCAACCGCTTCACACTCGCTTTCAAACTCTTGCCAAGGTCGTCCATTGACTTTTTGAAGAGGTTATTCTTCTTTGTCGCCTTCCCCGTGTTCCCGGTGTTCTTCTTGCCTGTGTTGCCTTCAATCTCTTTGTTGGCACCTGCAATGGCGTCCTGTGTTGCTTTAGCAACCTCCTCCTGCAACGATTCTTCCATTCCTGCCGTGATTGCTTCCGCAACGTCCTCACCTATCCCGGCACGTTTCAACGCCTCACCAATGGTGGAGATTCTCTTCATTGCTTCCTGTGTGCGCTTTTCGATGTTGCCAAACGCATAAACCAAGTACTTCTCCGCCTTACGCGTGTCACGTTCAAGCTGTGCGGTTTCTATTTTTACCTTGATTGAATTGTCGTCCATCTGTCACCTCAACCAAATAATTCCTCTAACCTTCGTTCTTCCTCCTCTTCCTCGCGTCTCTCTTCGTCTGTGAGTTTCCTTTTAAGAAGAACGGTTTCCTTGTGTTCCCGTAAATAATCCCGTTCCCATTTCTCCAACTTCTCTCCCTTTGCGCGCTTACTTCGGATTGCGACAACCTGTGAGTATGCGCACTCTCCAACCTCCATATAATAGCCCACGAACGTCCACCAATGTAGGTATTCCATTGCGCGAACTTCCTTACCCGCAACACGGTTGACAGCAGGTATAATCATCCCTGCATCCTGTTCCCAATCCATCAGCACGGGTTTTGCCCTTCCGTCGTCCTCCGGTGTCTGCCCAACGTCTATGAACTCAACAGCCTTTTGCATGGCCTCTTCATAGTCGCTTGGGTTCATTTCGTCAAAATCAACGAACAGAATTTTTAGACATATAAGCCACTTTTCATCGTCCTCATATTCGGGAGACGCAAACGCAACCAAAATGTCCAATATGGCGCGGAAATCTGTCCGTATAGAAAAAACAACCCCATTGACGTCCAATGAGGTTGGTAATTCCCATGCGTTCATCACTTATGGTATTTCGCGGTTGCTTTATTGACTTTTTCCATCTTACGTTTGATTCTCGCCTTCATTGTCGCGCCAACAATCTCGCCGATAGTATCAAGCATAACTTCTGCATAAAAATCGCCATTAGCAAATACGGAACATGGCTCATATACCATGAACATGCCGGATGATACGTCGCGGTTAAGCAGGTAATCCATCTGCTTGCGAATGTCAGCATTGATTTCCTTAATCTTCTCCGTAACGTTGTCCTCGGTTAAGTCGTACTTTCCAAAAGCATCTGCAACCGCTTCGTAACGTTCAATGATTGACGTGTCGGAAGGGTTGAAAGAGAATCGTGCGAAAACCTCGTCCATCTTGTTCGTGAACGTGTACTCCTGCACACCATCATCAATGATAAAATTGTTACCCACTTTTAACCCTCCTTAATTACAATGAACTGTTCGGTGTGAAGGTTGGTTTCTTCTCGGTGTAAGAAACGGTTCCCTCCTGTCTATTGCCGTTGAACCAAACGTTGAACGGAATCTGCATACCCTTGGTGTCTCCACCATAGGAAGCGATTTCAATCTTAACGTCCTCCTGCCAAGCCTTGTGAGAACTTGCGGAATCGTCCTCAATCACAACCTCCAAGATGGTTGCAACCGCATCATCGCCGGACTTACGGTTCATTGCTAAATCAAGCATGAAATCATAAATTGAATCCTCCGGGTTTGCGTAATATGGTTCAACACTTAACTGTGGCTGATAACCTTCGTCCTGCACGGTTACTTCGCCTGTGACATCACGGGTCTGTTCAAATGAACCATTCATTTCAACGCTCATGTCGTCAACGCCTTTACCGATTAACTCAAATTCAGCCCCGCCCGCAACCTTGATATAGGTACGGTATGCGTTTCTCTTTAACTTCATTCGTGTTTCCTCCTGTTAATCTCTGTCAAATTCATTGCGGTACGTTGCTTGTAGGCTTATAGCCCAATCATCAACCGCATCTGTCGTCGTCTGCATCAAATAAGCAGGTGACGTTCTCTCTATTTTGCGGAAACTCCTGTTACCGCTTAACTGTGGGTACTCTGTAAGCCTGTAATTTGCCCCGTGGTAGGTTATTTCCTGTCTCTCCAACCATTTGCCAAGGTCGTCTAAAAACTCCTTAACACGGGCTTTTCTCGTCTCCGACAGGCCACCCGCGCGATAGATAACGATAAAAGGATATGAGCAAACCTGCTCAACGTGATTCGTCACGTCCTCAACCTCGCTATTAACAACCGCGCCAGACGTTGGGAACATTGCCACGCCACTTTCGCTTGACAGCACAGAGAATCCAACCTCGTCGCCGTCTAACTCCGGGTAACGGTTAAGTAAGTCCATTAAGGCCGTGGTAACGACGTCATAACTGTCTAAATCGTATGTCACTCTTTCGTCTGCCATAACTTCTCCTTACTTCGCCATAATCTCGTAATGTGGAATGGCGTTATACTTCGCAACGCCTGTCACAGCGAAAACGTTATCAAAACGTTCATTCACATAATTGTAAAAACCATCCCTGTAATCCTCGTCGGTAACAGGCTCGTTAAATTCGGTTTCGCCAACGATTATCACGTCGAAATACTGTCCATCATTGAACGTAATATTGTTGGCTAATTCCTCATTAACTTGTCCTGCCCATTCCTTTGGCTGTAACACGCGTAATCCGCCCACACAGCCATTTTTAACAGGAATGTGTACGATTGCATTGTCGCTTGAACTTTCGCCGTATTTCGCACGGATTGAGGCCTTATCCATTCTTACTTGACAGCCTTCAATCTTGTGTGGGTAGAACACGTCGCCTAATCTGCTGTGGTACCTGTTGAATAGGGTTATTGTTGTGTCAAACATTCGTCACCCTCCGTGGGTATACGCCCATATACAAAAGGTTCACGCCGTTCGCGTCTGTTACCCCCGACAGGTAATCACGAACGGTCTCATAGAATAAAGCCTTGCGCGCGTTCTTATCGGATAGCACGGCATCAACCATCGTTGTAGCACTCGCATAAGTAATGCTCTCACCACCTGCGCTGATTGATTGCACACGTTTCGCCGTTACGCCTGTGTCGCCATCATTGGCCGTTGCCTCTGCTTTCTCAATGGTCGCCATGAGATTAAGCACCTTTGCAACACATCGTTTTACGGCCTCCACGCTGTCGCTATCCGTTGGGAATGCAACCTTTAACTTAACAACACCGTCAACGCCTGTTGTGAGGCCATCGACGGTATGGCAAGCATCCCACACAAGACGATTGAAGTCGTTCCGCGCGATTTCGCCGTATAATCCGATGTAATAATCAATGTCAATGTATGTCATACTTGCCACTCCTTAATCATTGCCCCATGGGAATCCATGGGGCTTAATCAACACTTATTAGTCGTTCGCAATCTCTGCAACAACAACGCCGTCGATGCGCTCTGCCATGAAGGTGATTGCGGTAACAACGGTATCGGATGCGGTGAGGTTGTTGTAATCCGGTGTCTCATGAATACCGATGTACCCGGTCTCATCTGCGGTGAAGCTGAATACTTCGCCAAGGTCTGCTCCGTTAACAGCAACGTAATACATTACGATGTTTTCCTTTGCGGTAGCATAGATGGTCTTTGCAGGAACAGAACTGTTCATAATTACCGTACCAAGGCCAAGGAAATCCTCGATGTAATTCATACCAAACGCGGTCTGCATGGTAACAGGTGCGGTTGCAAGGTAATCTGCAATATCAAGCGGGTTAATGAAGTAAACAGCCTCGATTTCGTCGTCCTCGAACAAGGTCTGTAACTGTCCCCAAGCCTGTGCAAGTGCGCCCTGTAAGCCAACGCCGGAAGCGGTTCCTCTGCCGGTAGCGAGGAAATTGAAGAACTTGGAACGAATCTTCTTCTGCACGTCCTTCAACATTCTGTCGGTGGTCATATCAACGGCCTGCTCGTAACCCTTCTCGATGATTGCCTCTGCGGATGTAGCCTTTCTGAACTTCTCCAAGGTGATTTCATCGTAAGGAACAGCCTCAACCTCATAGTGAGACAGCGGGATGATTTCGCCCTCTTTTGCGGTCTTGCCATCAACAAGGGTTCCCTTTGCCTTGTAAGACTTCAAGACGGTACCTGCTGACTTTGGTAACTTACGGGTAACGCCAAGTGCTTCAATTAACTTCTTTACGGATTCGCCGAACTTCTCAACGAACTCAACCTCTCTTACCTTCACTAAATCCTTGGATGTAATGAGGCCATCTTCTGCGGTAGTAGTAATTTCTAATCCGGTATCTGCCATTATAATTTTCCTCCAATAATTCTTTTTGGTTAGCGGTTGCCATCAATCGGCAATCGGTGTTACGCCTATCCCTTCAACTGTGGGAACAGGTCTTTGTTTTGTACCATTGCGATACGTCTCTCATTGCGGTCTTTAATAGCCAAGATTTCTTCCTTGGTCATTGTCTTTCCACTTGCAGGATGAGCGGTTGGCGTTGTGAACTTCGCCTTTGATGCCTCCGCCTTTGCCTGTTTGTCGTCGACAAATGCCGTCGGGTCTTTTTCCTTTAGCTGTGTAAGCAAATCGTTAAGCCCCAAAATCTTGCCTTCGGACAACTTCAATCCGGAATCCTTAATAGACTTAATAACAGCATCCTTTGCATAGGTGGATGTGAACTTGGTTCCCTCCAAAGACTTTGCGATTGCGTCCGCAAAATCCCTGTCGTAAATCTTTGATTCATAATCCTTTGCAATCTGCTCCGCCTTTTCATTGGCGTCTGCAATCTGTTTCTTGAATGCTTCAACGTCAACGCCGTCGAAACTTTTCAAGGTGGCCTCCGCGCTGTCCGCACGTTCCTTCTGCGTGTCGCGTTCTAACTCCAACTTTGCAACCTTCTTGTCGAACTCAACAATGGTCTTATAGTTTTCGTTAACAGCCTTGTTGAATGCCTCTGTCTTGTCCTCCGGGACAGTAACTCCATACTCTCTCATGATTTCGTTGATGTTTTTCATCTGCGCGTCTCCTCTCAACGTGATTTCTTAACCGCATCGTCTGCGGTGTTTGATTTGCCTTTACAGGTGAAACACACGCCCGTGAATGACACGGGGTAGGTTCGTTAGCCTTCGTGCGTTGGGTTAAAAGTGAGTATTGAGTTACCGTGAGCAACGGGAATCTCTCGGTACACATACACTTTACCAAATAAAAAATGTCACTTTGTGCCAAAATTAAATCATAATTTAAGGAGGGCAATTTCTCGCCCTCCCAAATGGTATTACAGCTATTAAGCACGGATTTTTGATATATAACGGTCAATCGTCTGTCTCTCCTCTGCGGTGTCTGCGTCTCTTCGCATTTCCTCCAATTCGGAGACCATACTTTCCATTCTTTCGGACAGGCTGTCCATCATGTCCTGCTTATTCGCATAACTTTGATTGTTGCGGTACGCCCGCTTTGCTTCTGCATAGCGCATAGACATGTCCGGGTAGGTGTTTCGTGTATATCTTCCCATTCTGTCTCTGCCTCTGTATGAACTTCCGTCGTCGTAATCGGCGTAATCCTCCATGCCCTCAACGGTCTTAATGTCCTTATACATGTCAATCAGCTTGTACGCCGTATCAAGGTTGCTCGTTGTTAAGCCCTTGTCTGCAATCTTGCCGATTTCCGTTTCAAGGATTTCGCACATCTTATTCAGCTTATACATAAACTCCACCTCCAATTCTCACAGCCGTTAAATGCTGATTCTGCACAAGAGCATCAACGCCCGTACTCTTTAATCCAACTGTTACACAGCAACATGGGTACACTTCGACAATGGTCTGTGTGGCCACGTTATTGTATGTGTCAACAGCGGTTGGTGTGGAATCCATTGTTGCGCCATTGTTCGCGTCGCCATCTTCTGTAATGGCAAGTACAATTCGCGTGCTTGCTGTTCCGGTTGTAGGCAATGCAACGTTGGCTCCTGCGCTTACAAGGTACCTGCCGACTTTGGTTAACACAATCTTGTTGGTTCCCGCAATGTACCTTTCCGTGCATCCATAATGCTCCGCCGTGTTGAACGGTACGTTGTCTCCCGATGTAACGGTCACAGGTACTCCGCTATATGTTAACTCTGTCATATAGCCCACCCCCTTAACCGTTGCATCCGCATCCGTAATTTACCGAATAATTCAATGGTGCATTATGGTTACATGTAAGGTAAGCAGGAATAGGGCATTTCTGTCCTAACTGTTCAACAAGGTAATTGTTCTGTGCCTGTTGTGAAGCGGATAAACGTAACGCGAAATTCTCGTCGCGCAACTTCTGTGCTTCCTGTCCTGCAAGGTAATCAATCACTCTGTCGCCAACCTTATCAATGGCCTGTAAAGTCGCATTGTTCTGTGTTGCCATGTTGTAATTGGTTTGGCAGAATCCGTCGGAAATACTCTTTTGAATTGCGTTATTGCCCATTGCCATGTTGTAATTAACGCCGGAAATACCCTCACGAATATCACAGCAACAATTTGCCAACTGTGAACCAATACCGTTGATTGCATTTCTCGTCTCATAGCCCTGTGTTACAATGCCCTGCTGTACGCCGTTGATTAACTGTGCCTGTGTGTAACCAAGGTCGCAAATACCTGCGTTCTGTCTGTCCAACGCGTTGTCGATTCCGTTGAATCCGTCGGATAACTGTCGCTGAATCGTCGCAAAATCGGATGCAAGGACATAATTCTCGCTTGCTCCTGCTCCTCCGCCAAATCCGACATTGCCCCATCCGCCACAAAATGCGAACAGGAATAAGATGATAATCCACCATGCACCATTGCCCATGAATCCATCATTGTTATTTCCGCTCAACGCCATAACGTCGGCGGGTGACATTCCTTCTGTCATAATATTAAATCTCCTTTTAATTTATTTACATAATGCGCATTTATGTACTATTGGAATAACGATTGCATAGCCTGTGCCATGCTCTGTAATTGGTTGAACTGTGCCTGTGTCATTTTCCCCGTCCTTAATAGGTTCTCAACCTCGGCTTTTGCGTCGCCCTTGTAATTGTTCTTGAATTGCTTAAATTGCTGTACTATCTGCATAGGGTTCCTGCCGTTTTGCGGAAACTGTGAATAGATGCTATTCGTCATTCTCTTTCACCCTCCTGTTCTTCTTCTCGATTGCCTCTAAACGTGCCACCACGTCGTCGATTTTGCCCTCTAAACCTTTGTATTCCTCTTTAGTGCAATAGTTATCGTTCGCAACTGTTGGAACGCTCTGTGGGCGAATTTCAGCCTCATGGTATTCGTACACTTTGAGGGTTGGCATACCTGCTCCGTCTGCGCTCTTGATGTAAAAACGTGGTGATTCACTATCCATCAACAGAACGGTGTTATTTGGTGCGACTAACCACGACTTTGCCCCGCTTTCGCCTTGCACCCATAAGATGCCTTGCTGTTGTGGCTGTGGTTGATAGAATCTGTTGTATTCGTACATAGGTCAATACCTCCTTACGATTAAAGAATGGCATAAAAAAAGAACCTAAAAGGTTCAAATAGATGCCTAATAGGTTCTTAAAAAAGAGGGAAAAAGTTTAGGAAAAGTGCATTTTAATGTGTGTCCATGTATAACTCCACGGCATTTTCTTTCCGTGGTGGTAAAATCGTCGAGAATCTCTGCGCAACGTCGTACTTCTTCTTCAATCGTTTAACAATTTGGTTCACCTTACTCCGGCTCATGTGTAATTCCATTGCCTGTTTTGTGATTGTCCATCCTGCAACCCTTGTGCGCAGAACGTGTTCCTCTTCCTTGGTCAAATTGCCAACGATAATGAATTCCTCAACAATTACCTTACTCCAAATAACTTGATGCGACATACTCACTCCTTTACCCAATAAAATATTGGGATTTCGTTTCCACTATCCCATGAATCGTAATAATCTCCGCTTGCTACACACACGACGTGTCCGTCAATGGAAAGAATGAACGTTCCAACAGGGTGTGCCTCACAGAACTCCTTTACCGTGCAATATTCGTCCACCAACTTACGCCTATACCCGATGCTTTTAAGGTATGCGCCCCATACAACGTTGCTCGACGGCATATCGTGCATTGAGAATCCGTATGCGCTCACCTTGGCATAGGTCTCTTCCCAATCCTGCCCCGTGGCCTTGCATATTGCGCGTATTACGCAATCGCCAACAGCTTTGCCATCCGGATTAGGGTTGTAATACTTCCACATGCTATCACCTGCCTGTTAATGACGTTTCTAATCGCCAATTTGCCCTCGAAATACTGTTCTTCTTGCAGAAAATGTTGTACTCCGCAATCTTGCGTTGCATATCCGCTGTTAAAACCTTAATCTGCGCGTCAATTTCGCTTGTATCGACGTTTATTTCCTTTAATGCGTCTCTTTGCCCATACATGGCGTATAAACGTCTCTGCATGGCACGAATGGCGCGCTCCATTGTTCTCGCCTTCTGTGTTGCTTCGTAACGTTTGGCGTTTTGCTTCGGGTCTATCTTGTCCGGCGTTGCGTCCTGCAAATTAGGAAAGAACATAGAGAACGTGTGGCGACAGTTAATTCCGCATAGCCCTTGAATGTGTCCGAATCCGCACACGTCGAACTCCGGGAAATGTCCTTTGTACTTATCGTCTGTAATACTTGCCACAGGACGCGCATATTTCGCCAATACGGGGCTTGCCCAATCAAGGTGATATACTTTGCCTTGCCACCACGAATGGTTCGTGAAATCGTCTTTTTTCGTGACACGCGCACCTAAATGGGACGACACACGAACATAATTCACGCCTAATTCTGCGCACTTGGTTAAAACAATGTCCGCGTTCATTTGATTTATGCCTGTGCGAATTGCTCTTGCGATTGCAACCTCCATACGGTCAACGTGTCCGCTGTCATAATAAATAGTCGTCAATCCTGTGTCTGCAACCTCTTGGATTGCTTCGTGAATTGCTGTGTCAAGCGATACGCCTTGTTTAACCTTCACAACGGCATGGTCTAACGCTTCGATGTAATCTGTCTGTGCCTCACTTGCCGTCGTCTGCGTGAGGTTGTATATCTCGCCATTGGTTCTGCGGAACGCGCTCTCCATTGTTGCCTTTGTACTCTCGTCATAGGTACCCTGTGGCGTTGTAATTTGCGTTTGTGGCGTGTTTCCGTCGTAAGGTATACGAATCTTACCGTCCCACGTCTCAACCTCTTTCGCGCCGTTTTTGAAAGCCTCTCTTACTTGGTCTCTAAACTCCGGTAATGCGTCCTCAATAGCCTTTTGAACGTCAGCATATACCATGCCCGCGCTCTCCAACTTGCGAACGTCATTCAAATTCGACGCAATCAATATGTTTTGTCCGTAATTCTCAATCGTCGCTGTTAATCGCTTTGCAATACGTCTAATGATTGCTAATTGCATGTCACTAACGGCGTGTTCGGCTTTTCTTGCAACTTCTTCCAAATAATTCGGTGTAATCATTTACTGTTCGCCACCTTCAATGCGATTTTTTCCCATTCCTTGAAATGGTTCTGTATCGCAACCTCTCCCCAATGCGCTCTCGCGTTAGGGTCTCTGTATGTCAGTTTTCGTTCGCTTGGAATCTTCGGAACGCCCGGACGCGAATAGAAGCCTACAACCTCACCTGCAACGGTAATCGGGAAGGCTCCGACGTTATACACAGGGTCAACGTACAACACGCCTTCGTGCAGGTAATGGCCGTAATCGTGGTTTTCCGGGTACAAATAAATCGTACCCGTGCCACATGCTTGAACGTTAAGAAGGTTTGTTTCGTCCCGTAATGCGCCTGTGTCCATTGGCATATACTTTTGTACGTCCTGCCATGCCTGTGCATCCACGGCATACTGTGCCTCTTGTAACTTCTTCTCCAACGGTTTCCAATTCAAATTGATAGAGTAACCATCGCTGTCCTTGTGGAATTTCGCTGTATGAAATTTTAATTCCTTGAACGAAAACGCCATGCTTACTCCTCGTTACTGAACAATCCCTGTGCCATTTGTGCCTGTTCCATCTGCGCCTGTTGTGCCTCTGCAATAATAGCCTTCGCGTCCTCTTCGGTCATACCCTCGAATTTTTCAAAGAACTTCCATGCAGGAATCTTGCCCTGCAGGACGTAATTCCACCATGTTGCCTTTTCCTCTTCGTAATTGTAAGTAATATCACCGAAATCGAATACCAATTCACATTCTCCGGCAGGTGCAAAATCGTACAAATCCGCGAACTTATTAAGCGCATACACAACGCCTTGAATTGCATCCTCTAACTTGTCTCTCACGTCCTTGATTAACTGAATGGTTCTTTGCTGTTCTGCCTCAACCTGTGTTGCTGTTGCAATGCCTGTGCGCTCGTTAAAGCTGAAATAACCATTGGAGAATCCGCACTTGTAACTAATCTGTGAAAGCAAATTACTAATGCCCTCGATACGAACAGGTGTGTTAAGGCTTGGGTTAATCTCTTGATAGAACGTGTTCGCACCATCGCCCAACGTGTTACGCACGAATCGTGGCAACTTCATTCTATCCCTTGTTCTGTCCCAATTAGCCTGCTGTGTCTCAACCGTACCCTTGGTTACAATCAGTTTGTCCGAATCCATCAAAACGATACGTTCGGAATCATAGATTTCATTGATGTTTCGCGCATAGGCAATATCCAATGCCTTTAATTCTTCCATAGCCTCTGCAAAAATAGGTAAGGCCAATGGCGCGTCGAATTCGATGTTGTTCGCGCTTGGCATTCTCAACACGCCGAACAATGGGCGTTCAATGTTCTCAATCTCAACCTCGTCTGTTACGCCCTTCCACGGTGTTTCCTCAATGGCAATCGGCTTGCCTTCGTCGTTAGGCGTGTCACCCACGAACGTGCGGTTACTTACGGCGTAATTGCCATTTTCCAAGAATCGGTGATACTCCAATCGGTTGTACCACTTCTTCCCGTCTGCGCTCTTAATTTGGTCGTGGAATACGACGCCCACAATCTGCCCGTCCTTCTCTTCCGTAACCTTGAAATCGTTGTATGTGAGCATTTCCACGCCGTCGCCTGTTGGCTTTAGGATAACTGTGCCACCTGCGCAACCGTACTCAACCCAATGGCGCAAATTGAAAAACATTTTGTCAATCTGTTTCTGTATGTACTCACTTCTTGCGTTCTTGCCGTCAACCTCGATGTGAATCCCCAACGTGGCCAATCGTGCAACCTCGGAACTAATGCTCTTTGCGAAATTCACGGTCATGCCTGTGTCGTTCAACCAATATGGTTTTCCCTTGTACGCCTCAATACACTTTGCGATAAAATCCTCTGTGTTCGGGTAACTCAACTCCTCAACCTTGAACTCCTCTTGCGCCTTGTTCCAAAATCTCATTGTTAACCACTCCTTAACTCTTTGAAATACGTTCATGTGTCCTCCCTTATGCGCTTGTGCCTCGTCTGTTATAGAATTGCTCTAACGCATATCTCGTCGCATCAATCGTGTGGTTCGCTTCATCCGGATAACCACTTATCACGTTCCCGTCTTTGTCTCTCGCATACTCATAATGTGCGAACTCCTCCGTCGCCTTTGGACAACGTACAGGGTCAATCACAATCTTTCGTCCTGCTAACCACTTCATTCCGTATTCAACGGAACCCGCGCCCTTTACAGCAGGTCTTGCAGGTAATCCCAAATCACGGTAATCGTTCACGGACTTTGGTTCTGCCGAATCACAGGTAATGTAATAATCGTTATAACCGTGGTCAAGAATCCATTGTCCCGTCTTGCTGTTCGGCTGTTTGTTGCAGGTGTTCTCATCGAAAATGTAAATCGTGTCCTGCGCGTGGTCGTAAGCCACACGAACAAATGCGTAAATATCCGGGTACCATCCCCAATCGACGCCTTGATAGATTGTGTCGAATCGGCTTACCTCTTCGTTGGTAATCTCTCGGATGGTTAAGTACTCGAATACCGAACCACCGTCTCCGTTTGCTACACCCATGTATTCATGTTCGTATGCTTCCGGATTCACTTCGCGCAGGTGTTCCGCATCCTGTACGAACTTCTGTCCTAACCATTCGGCAGGAGCATCCAAATAAGTGCTTGAATGAATCACTCTGTTAGGGTCGGGAATCAATTCCTCTTGGTTTACCCAATTGCTCTTACTCTTTGGCGGGTTGTACGAAATGAACTCATACGATATGTCACCACCTCGGAGTACAGATTGCTCAACACTTCGTTCTTCTGCGCTTCCCTCTAATTGGTCTCGTTCTTCTATCCACAGAATACCGATATACCCGAACACAGGCTTTATGGACTTCAATTTAATTGGGTCGTCGCATCCTCGGAAATAAATCTTCTGCCCTGTCTTTTTGTATGTGATTTCCAATGGCGATACCGTGAATTGGAACTCATCATTCAACCCTAACTCGTTAATCGCCCAACGAATCTGCGCATATACGGAATCCTTTAATGTTCCTTGTACTTTACGGACTATACAGGCGTGCATATTCGGGTTGTTCTTTAACAACTCCGGAATCTTTAAGCTGATGTACGACGACTTTAATCCACCTCGGCCACCCTTGAATATGTACTTCTTGTTCGGCTCAACGCGTCGGTTAATGTCGACAAATGCTTTACCCAATACCGTTGCCGGAATAAAGTACTCTTTGTCCTCTGCGCTTATTGCGTCCGTTAATTCCTGCCATTTCTCAACCGCGTGCATGTTACCGTCGATTGCGTGCTTTAGGATTGAGGCTGTTAATAACGCGTCGTTGGTCGCGTCGTCTGCCTCTATGCCCAATGCTTCAAGCATCTTACTGTTCTTGCCGTCCACCTTGGAACTCGCAATAATCTGTGCTATCTCTCGTCTGCTCTTTTTTGCTCGCCGTGCTTCTCCGCTTGCAATACCGCCTTTTCGCCCGTTTTCCACAGCTTCATCCACGCTTCGCCCCTTTTCGTATGGCGTTAAATTCTCCGTTCTGCCCCTTTTCTGTGGCATACCTTAACAACTCCTCTATATACGACAAAAAGAGGCTGTATGCGCCTCCTGTTGCCTTGTGTGCCTATCCTCTAATCTGTTTGTTTCTAATCATTGGGATTATCTTGTCTTTCATGGTGTGGTTTCCTTCGTTTGCAATGTAAATGTCTGCCAACTCGTTGAATGTCTCATACTCAATCTGTGTGATGTAATCCCTGTCCTCAATCTCGCTTGCAATTCTGTATAGAGTGCTTCTGCAACTTGCAACAGCCATTTTCTTTTGGTCTTTTTGCATTTGCTTAATCGAGGCTTGCATTTCGCTTATGTTCTTGCTTATGTCCTTAAACGCATCTATTTGCTTTTGGTCTGCCTTCTCTAATGCGTCCAATCGGTTGTTAATCTCGTCCTCTCTTGCGTCCTTGGCGGTCTCTTCTGCGTGATAATCCTTTTTGCGTTTTTTGAACCAATCGACAACCTTTTTAATTTTTGTTACTAACCATTCACATGCTACAAAGACAAGAACCACCACCATGATGATGGTTCCTGCGCTGTATTCGTTCAACAATCTCTCTAATGCGTCCATACTTAATCCACCCTGTTTCCGCCTGCATCATAAATGTGGTACCCTTCATTCTTTTTTGGAGACCATACTTTGAAAGCATTGGCAAATTTCTGATATGAACCTAACGAACTTGTGTTGTCGTTGTAAGACTTCCTTACACGGTACACCTTGTTGCCTGTGTAATCCGGTCTGCTTGTTGCGGTTAGTGTTTCCTTTACACTTGGCTGTGCCTGTTCGGTTGGTTGTTCCTTGTCAAGCTGTGCGCCGTTTGCGTCATAGATATGGCGTGTCTTGTCCTCTGCCCACTTCTTGTAAGCATTCGCCCATACCTTGTAAGCACCAATCTGCTTTCCTTTTGCGTCCTTTACTCGGTAATACAGGCCATCTTTTGTATAATCCGAATAAGACTTTTCATTAAGTGTGATTTTCGGCACATCGAACTTAACGGTGGGATGGATAAACACCGGGTCTTTGTGTCCGTACCTCTCATAGTGTGGGGCTTTAAGAATAACCATGTTGAAATCTGTACCGTTTGGTCGTTCCTTTGTTGGCGCACCTTCCTGTGAGATAAGAATGTCAAGGTTGTCCATTACTTCCTCAACACTTGCTACATGGTCGTCCCATACGACAGCATCACCAACCTGCGGTGTTGTCCCGACAGGTAAATTGTTCTTCTTTGCGACTTCAATCCATGTGCTTGGGTCTCCTGCCGGAAATTTCCAATCCACCTTTGCGATTCCCTGTGCCTCGTGCCATCTTCCGTAAGTGTACCCAACACAGTTATTTTCAACGCTGTTGCCTTTGATTTTCTTGCAAATATTGTACCCGCCACCATCAAAATGCGTGTAAAATTTGTTACCCGCTTCCGGGGCTGTGGTTCTCTTCTTGAACTCCATGCCTATTCCTCCTGCTTCTTCGCATACTGAACACTCGAAACGCCAATCCATGTACCGACGCACACGGTTACAGCACCCATGACAGTAATGATTGTGTTTGTTGTCTCTGCGCTTACTCCAACAGCAGGTAACACAATAGATAAACATGTCATTAAGGCAGGTGAACCCGTAATAACAGCCCATTTCAATGCGTTGTATAACTTATTGTTCATCATCTTCGTCCTCCTCATCTTCTTCCGGTGCGCCACACATAAGGTCGCACAATTCTTCCCATGTTAAATTCTCAAATACAGCACCCATTACTTTGAACCTTCTTTCAATCTGTCTGCATTATGATTGCTGATATAAATTACCTTTGTATTTCCGAAATCGTAACCAATGTCCCCGCCATAGACTACAACCGCGCTCGGTTCCAACCTCTTCATTGCTTCGTCCATTCCCATGAACCACAAGTCGTTTGCGCTTTCCTGTCTCTTAACGCCAATGGTCGATACAGAAACAACCCCGCCTTTGCTCAATCCATCAAAGCAGAACTCATACGAATCCGGTCTGCACCAACTTAACGTTGGGATTACCTTTATCCCTCTATCCTGCATCATTTGTCCGATAAGCCTTGAACGGTACACATTCCACACCTGCATAGCTAACGGCATTTCTGTGTATAGGCTAAAATCGGGTGTAAGCACGCAATCATATTCCATCAGTTTTTTGATATAAAACTCGGGTCTCGTCCAAATTCTCTCGAACTGATAGTCGTCTATGTAAAAATGCACTCCCTTATCGAACTCATTCGTTGACAGAACATAATTGAAACTGATTAAGTCCTGCGGGATGTGCTGTGTCGGCATAATGATTGGCATTCCCCATTTGCCGTCCAACCTGCTTTCGTCTATGTAATCCATGTTGTAATGGTTCGCTGTTGCTTCTCTTGCGTCGCCATAGTACCCGTCGTCTGTATCATCCAAATCCGGCAATTCAAAACCAAAGTCCTCCATGTCAATTCCCTCGATTGCGCCTAATTCGATTTCAAGGGTTTTTGTGTCCCATGTGGCCAATTCACCGACTTTGTTATCTGCAAGCCTGTACGCGCGAATTTGCTCGTCTGTGAGGCCATCTGCAACAACAATCGGTACTGTTTTAAGTCCTAACGTCTGTGCGCCTTTTAATCTTGTATGCCCGGCAACGACAACCATGTTTTTATCGACAACAATAGGCTGTTGGAACCCGAACTCGCGAATACTGTTCGCCACAGCTTCAACGGCGTTGTCGTTATGGCGTGGGTTATTCTCATACGGGATTAACTTCTCAATCTCAATTTCTTTTACCTTCATTTAACCCTCCCGCTCGGTGTTACACCTCGCTATAATTCAATCGTACCATTCCGCGGTTGTCACTTTGTGCCATTTTTGAGCATGAAAAAAGCACACCCGGTTGGATGTGCTTAATTCATTACTATTTTTTTGTTGTCTTTTTTGCTGTCTTTTTTGTAGTCGTTTTCTTCGCCTTTTCCTTGTCGTACGCCTTTGCCTCTTTCAGCATTTCGGCGTTAAAATAACTCTTCGGCTCCTTGTACGTTACCTTTGCCATTTTCAACCCTCCTTTTAACGTTCAATTCCGCTCATTCTTCTCAATTCTCTCACAATTGCCTTGCTGTTAGCGTGCGCCTTAACTCCATTACAGTATACATCAGCAACAGCCTCCGCGATACACTCTGCATTAGATTCCTGCGCATACCCGGAAATTTTACCTGCCCATGCTTTTGTTCCGCCTCTTCCTTTTGCAGATTTATAGGCATTTTCAACGACAACTTTTGCTGTTGCGTCCAAATCGCCCAACTTGTTGATTCTTCCGACGGATTCTGTAAGCGCATGCCCCATTTCATGAAGCGTTACAGCTTCAACACCACTCTTTTCGCCTCTGCTTGGATGGTACCCGCTCGACACGGACTTGTCATATACCCTGTTCATTTTCTCAATGTCCGTGAAATTTGAATTAAGCGACAAACTTGTAGTTCCATCAAGTTCAACAGAATAAAATCCCAACGTCTGCGCTTTATCGCTTCCACCCAATTCTGCCGAATACACACTTTCAACAACATCCATAACATCGCCAAAGTTATCAACGATAGTTCTTACACCACTATTGATTGCATCAACGAATGGTTCGTTTCCTTCTTGGTGTCTGTAACTCCAAACGTCTGTCTGTGACTTAATGTTAATCGGCTTCTCACTTCCTCCGCCAAGTGATTCTCCCCCACCTGCGCCTCTTCCTCCAAAAAACTGTAAATTGTACTCAACCATTTTTATTCTCCTTAACATTGATTGTTAGAGAGAACCCGTATGCTTGTTAACTCAATTACTCAATTCTTATAATATTTGCATCATCAATATTATGCTCATCAAAATAATCCTCTGTGTAATCAATAACCTCACCCGTTTTCATAATCACACATTCCAAATCAATATATACCTCGTCCTCTTCGCAATCGTATGTAAATACCCATGAATCATCAAACTCATAACATATATCATACGTTCTATCGCGTTCTAATGCTTTTTTCAGCGCATCATCATAAGTTATCACCTTTTAACACCTCTTTTTTTAACAGCATTTTTTACATTGTCCGTTATCTTCAAATCATCAACTCTATATATTGTCATTCCTCCGTTTGCAACATTTTTCTCAACTCTTTCTCTTACTTTCCCGGAATCGACGTCATTTATTTGTGGGTCAATAAAATACGTTTTGCCTTTTCTCCTTTCAACGCAAATTACATGCCCTATCCCTTTCCCCTTACTATATCTTAAAAAAGCCCTTGCTCCATCACCGTATTTAGCCATTATGTTTTCAATGTCTATTATTGCGCTTTTTGTGCTTTTATTTACAAGAACGCCTCTATCAATAGCCCCTTTGAAACAAGATAAATATCCTTTGGGATTATTTCTGTTATTAAATCCATCATTTTTTTCATTCGGTAATGCTTCTACTCTATATCCTCGTCTGTTCAGTTCATAAGCAATTACACACCTTTGGCAATTTCTTTTGTAGCCACTTGATACATTGTGATTTGGGTTAGACCATTTACTTGCAAGTGTCATGCCTAACGGTTGAAAAAGCCTACCTATGACAAATCTTCTTGTCAATACGCCTTCGTCGAAGTCAGCCCCTCTGCCTCCCATATTGCCTTTTCTCCTTTACGGGTTTATAAGACAATACTATCAACTAATCCCTGTCACATTGTGCCAATTTACAACATGAAGTGTCCACAAGAAGGATTGTTTAACGAATCCATGCGCTCCTAAAATGCATTCTTAACAAACAATTCTTTTCGTGCTTGTTGTAATAAATGGCACGTTCCCAAGCTGTCTTTCATTCTCTGCGGTTCTTTTTGCATCTTCCAAATCGTAATACTCCCCTTTTTTAATAAGTGTCTTTCCAACTTTTATTCCGACAATATATTGTTTTACAAAAATGCCATTTCCCCTCTCCCACTCCAATTTTCGTGCCATCGCCTTTCGCCATATCGCGCAATGCTCGCCACAATAACAATCCATGCATTGTGCGCAAATCAAATCATCTTGTTTTGTAATAAAATCATTAAAGGTTTTCATTTTTCTCCTTATTCGCAAAAGAGGCATACCAATCCCAAGATTAGATACGCCTCATGTGCATTGTTTGTGCATGAAAATAATATTAAAAAACACAACTTTACGCAATACCTAATTTTTCAGCCAAAGCCTCACTTAACACCTGTGAGAAGTTTATTCCCTGTCTTTCAGCTTCTTCATTTAAGTAATATGGAATCGTGCAATTCTTTTTCACTTTTCTTTTTGAATACTTATTTGCATACTCGTAAGCGTCAACATCAACAAGTGTTTCAATGCAATAATCATCATATTCTGTCATTTTATTTCCCATTGTTGGAAACGGCTCGTTTTTTTCAATGTAATCTGTCAACGTTACGCCAATCACATCCCTCGCCATTTTAATTGCGTCAGCCAAATCTTCGCCTTGTGTAGCAACTCCCAAATCCGGAACATCAACAAAATAACCGCCATCCTCACAATGCACCATGTAAACAGGATATACAACTCTCACACTCTTTTTCTCCTTTCTAACCCATGAGAGGCTTGGGGGAACTCAATCCCCCATTTCTCTCTTTATCTTCTTGACAAGAATCTCTTTTATTTCTTTGTGTCGTGGAACCGGTATGTTCTTTTTCCCATTCGTATACACATCATGGTCTGCACCATTTCTTAAAAAATAAAATCCATTCTGTTCAAGAATTTTTATCAAATCTCGTCGTTTCACAAACAATGCCTCCTTGATTTGATAATTTAATTATACGCATTTTATGCGTATAAGTCAACAAATTTTCGATAGTTTTTTTATGTTTTCAAAGTTATTTATTAAATATTCTAAATCAACCTTTTTACCATGTCGGAATGCTCCAAAGCAGATTCTCCACTCTTTCATGTCTTTTGAGGCAAAGGGGAAAAAATCTTTTTTATCCTCTGACAATAAATTTGTAATCCACAGATATTTATACGCATCATCTTCCTTTAGTTTGATTTTTGCATCTTCTTCTTTGACTTTGTAACCATCCATAAACACAGCAGAATCTATACCAAATATAATTTGTTCTTCCATTTGTTCAACCTCTTTTCTTAATCTCATTCCCATCTTCCGGTGTGGATGAACCACTCACGCATCATCTTCAATAGTTTCTCCTGCTCACGATAGAACCCCCGCTTGCTTACAGGAATGTACCGCACCTGCGATATAGCCTCGTATGATTGCCCCGCGAGAAGCGAATACACCAAATCGTCTGCAATCTGTTCGTCAACCGTGTGAGCATAGCATTGTAACGTCCATTTTTCGCTCAATTCAAGGTTTTGGCATGCTTGCCGTAATCTCATCAGTTCCGTGTTCGTTATCGCCTCTCCTGCCATTTTTCGTCCTCTCCTCA